ATTTTCCCTTATATGACATCTAAATAACTATAACAATCACATATAAGATATTTAGAGTGCCTACTCCAAGAAAGATATCAGAGTTCAAACCACTCGTAACTAACTTAGCACAGACTTCACACTACGAAGTTATTTTTGGTGGTTTGTCTTTCCCACTGAGAGGACACCTTGCATACAGAGGAATTGATGCTCGCTTCATTGGTGAGAGTGTTGGTCTTCTTTGTAACTCTGCCGTTCTCCCTGGAAGTTCTTTGGGAACAGCAGACATTTCTGGAAACTACATGGGTGTCGTTGAGAAGATGGCACACACCCGTCTGTTTACACAGATTGACTTGGAGTTCTATGTTGACAATGCGTACAAATCGTTGAAGTTCTTGGAGCACTGGATAGAGTTTATCTCTTTTGGTTCTGGTGTTTCTCCTTCGAGAGATGGATACTTTTTCAGAATGAGATATCCAGAAGAATATAAGTGTGATAGTACAAAAATTGTCAAGTTTGACAGAGACTACAATAAGCAGTTAGAATATACATTCTATGGGTTATTCCCCATTGCATTGAACTCTACACCAGTATCATATGCAAACTCAGATATCTTAAAAGTTAGTGCATCATTCAACTTTGACAGATATGTTTGTGGGAAGACTTCGAGTTATGCTGTTTATAGCGGGTCTGATAATAACCTAGACATGACATTCAAGGGTTTCAACTTCTTGAATGGTAGTTCACAAGGTGGTGGTTTTGTTCCAATGTCTGCTGGTGCAGCAGGTGCTGGTGGTGTGAGATTTAGACCTTCTAATGTTGGACCAGGTGAAGCAATTGTCAATGATAAACTTACATCAAGACCAGTTGCAAGAGAAAGGGTTCTCTAATTTCCACTCTAAATATTTCTAACTGAACTTTTTGGGTTATTATGCCTTTACCAACCATTGCGACTCCGACGTATGAAATTGAGTTGCCTTCGAATAAAAAGAAAGTAAAATACCGCCCCTTCTTAGTTAAAGAAGAAAAGATCCTTATCATTGCGATGGAGACTGAGGATCCTAAGCAAATTGCAAGAGCAGTAAAAGATGTTATCTCAAACTGCATTCTGACTCGTGGTGTTAAAGTAGACCAACTTTCTACATTTGACATCGAGTATTTGTTCTTGAATATTCGTGGTAAGTCTGTTGGTGAGGACATTGAGGTTCTTATCACTTGCCCCGATGATGGTGTCACCCAAGTACCAACTTTCATCAATCTAGATGAAATTAAGGTTCAGGTGAGTGCAGAACACAATAGGGATATTAAACTTGACGATCAGTTGAGTTTGAGAATGAAGTATCCATCGATGAATGAGTTCATCAAGACAAACTTCAGTGTTGAGAATGAAGAAATCACTGTTGATGACACCTTCGAACTTATTTCAAGTTGTATCGATCAGGTGTACAATGAGGAGGAGTCTTGGTCTGCTTCCGAGTATTCGAAGAAAGAACTGAGTGCATTCTTGGAGCAGTTGAGTTCCAAGCAGTTCAAAGAAATTGAAAAGTTCTTTGAGACAATGCCAAAACTTTCTCATACTATTACAGTAACTAATCCAAAGACTGGTGTAGATAGTGATGTTGTTTTGGAGGGACTAACTGCTTTTTTCGGGTGAGTATGGCTCATGAAAACCTTGAGTCATACTTCAAGACTAACTTTGCTTTGATTCAGCACCATAAATATTCATTAACAGAGCTTGAAAACATGATACCCTGGGAAAGGGAAGTTTATGTTACGTTACTTCAACACTTCATTGAAGAAGAAAACTTAAAGAATCAGGCAAATGGCTAAAATGAGGTCGCCAATATTGAATAACTCACCCTCTCAGAGGGAAGTGGATACTACTGTCGATCAGAAAAATGAACAAGTTCTTGCGGCAGTATCCAATTTAGTTGGCGGTCTAAGCGTTAGACTTGATAGAATATCTGCTCAGATGGTAAGTCTGAGCACATCACTGCAAAGTATATCCCAAACTGTTACCACAAATGCTTTCTTAGAAAGACAGAAGGAAGCAATAGAGCAGGAAAGAGAAAGAAGAGCTGCTCAACTTCAACTAAGAGAAGGGCAAGAATCCTTAGTTGAAAGAAAGATACAAAACGCTACTATTGAACCAGCACAAAAAGCAGCAGTAAAAGCACAGTCTTCACTCAGAGGACTGATGGGGTTCTTTACCCTATTACTGACTGGATGGTTAGGTCCAAAGATAATATCTGGTATTAAAGCAGCGTCTAAGTTTACGATTGATAGACTTAGAGAAGCAAAGCAGACCTTTGATAAAGTATTCGAGTCTGCAAAAGATATATTTTCAAACATTGGTCAGGCACTGACTAATATTGTTGGTTCTATTAGTAGAACTACGTCAAGAGTTTCTCAGTCTATCAGAAACGGTTTATTTAAAAAACCAATACAATTTCTTAGAGACTTTATTCAAGGTACAATAGATAAAGTCAGAGGAGTTTTTAAGAGAAATAATAATGGGAGTGGTAGTGGAGATGATAATGGTGCAGGTAGTAATACTAACAACAATAATCAACAGAAGCCATTTTCGCCAACAAACGCACTCTTTAACTTTGGAAAGACACTTACTACAAATCCACTAGGTCAAACTATTTTTGGTGCTGGTGCCAATATGTTCAATGGCGCTTCACCAGGGCAAGCAGTTTCTGGTGCAGCATCTGGTGCTACTTTTGTTTATGGCTTATCAAAACTTCCTCTTCCATTCCCAGTAAAACTTGGTGCTTCTATTTTTGGTTTTACGCCAATGAGCAACTTGGGGCAGAATATTTTCACCCAAGCACAACAGGGTTCATTGTATGAGGGAATGGACTTCTCCAAGATGTTCGCAGCACCCGCTATATCAACTTCGGCAAGTGTTCAACCAGTAACAACATCTGCATCAGCAAGAGCTGCTAGTGTTGGACCTACACCAGAACCAGAAACTAATGTTGTAGTCACCGCTGGTGGACAGCAGGGACAGAGAGAAGTTCCTACAACATTAAATCCTTCTGCTAATACTATTCCAGATATTGCTTCTTCGAATATTGACAACTTCTATGTTTATTATTCTATGGCAAATTATAACGTAGTAGTATAACATGGCATTACCACTCATACGACTAGTTACAATTAAACTCTTAAAGTCTGCAACTAGACTTGAAAATAAAGCAGAGGAAACTAATAAACTTTCTAAGAGTGTTGTAAAGACCTTACAAAGACAGTCTGTATTTAAAAAACAATCTATTGCTAAGAGAGAAAACATCTATCGTCTAAGAAGAGATGCTATTCGTAGAAAGAACCAAGAAGATCTTGTTGAGGCATCAAAAGCAACGTCTCCAATTTCAAAAATAGGAAAAGCAATAACGAGTTCAACACAAGGGTTCTTAGGTAGAATATTAAAAGCGATTGGTTTAACCTTGACTGGTTGGATTGTGAACAATATGCCAATCATTGTATCATTCTCCAAACAACTTGGTGAAAGGATAGTAAAACTGACGCAAAATCTATCTTCATTTACAGCAAATACAACACGACTGCTGCAAGAAATTGGCGGTCTTATCGTTATATTTGCAAGAAACTTATTATCATTTAACTTTTCTGGTGCAGGAAAGCAGATAAATTCTCAACTAGAAAAAGTTAAAGGTACTTTCAATAGAATGGAAATCGATTTCAGAGATGCTCTGAATCTTTTGATAGAACCTTTTAAATTTGGTGATGATGATGAACCTACTACTGGCGATGATAACCAAGTTCCTGGAAAACCTGGTCCACAAACACCAGCAACTGGTGGTAGTGCAGACTTCTGGTTACTTGCGCTGATATCTTTATACGAAAACTCTAATACCCAAGGTGCTGTTGATGTTGCACAGTCAATATACAACAGAATGGGGTATAGTGGTAGAACAGCAAGACAAGAGATACTTGCTAGAAACCAATATGCACCAGTTGGAGAATATGGTAAAGCTGCTGACTGGAATAAAGTTGTAAACAGAGAAACTGCGATTGCACATATTAAAAAGTTTGGTGGCAATGCTGCAAGTCCTAGTGGTTTAGATAGAGTTGCAAATGCTTTACTCAATAAGTCTATGCAGCAGAGTGCTGCTAAGTTTGTTGGTAATAGACCAGACTTTAGAAGT